CGCACGAATGTAGTTGCTGTCACTACAGTTGGGCGAGCAGCTTCAACCGCTGCTGCTTCTACTGCTGGTGCTGCAACTGTCTCTGGAGTGTTCTCCACAGCTGTCTCGCTTTCTGTTGGTGTGATTTCTTCTTCTACTGCTTCTGGATTTTCCTCAGCAGCTACATCGATAACCTGAGCCGACTTAAATGCTGGCTCTGTTACCAATGAAACCTCTAGCAGTTTCGCAGCGGATACGAACATCACATTGCCCTTCTGCTTTGACTTAATTACTTCTACGCCCACTGACAGACCTGACTGCAATCCTTCTTCTGCAAGGATTAGAGCTTCTGATCCACGATTAGATCGTGAGACTTTGAACGATGCATAGATGCCATCTTCTTGCTCTGTGAATTGTGTTGCCTTGCCTAAAGGTTGGCGTGAATCATGCTGATTAAGAAGCTTGACAGTCTTAGGATCTTCTGGAAGTGCGATCGCGCCCTTCTCGAATACGACCTTACCTGCTGAAGTGTTGCCGACTTCGCCTGTACCTGCTGGCACAATCTTGCCTGAGATTAAGCGTTCTTCAACATTGGCAATAAGCCCAGCTGTGAAAGTGATTACTTGGTTTTCCATTATTCGAGTCCTTCGCTGCCGTTAGGTGTTAAATCTTCCATCTCCATTGCTTGCTCAACTGTGATCAAGCCAAGAGATAACATCTTTTCAATTACTAGCAATCGCTCCATTGGTTCAGTTGCTAAGAATGATGAATCAACATCAAAGCGAACTGCATTTCCGCGAGCAGTAATGTCATCCATTGAGAGACGATCTTGAATCGCATTTACATAAGGCGCAAGGCTCATCGAGAAGAATTGCTTACGCTCATCAAGAACATTGGCATAAGTCATCGATGTGTTGGCTTCTGCGCTAAGAAGGTACGCTGGAATTGAGCATAGTCGAGCAATCTCAGTTGCTAGGAACTGCTGTGCTTCGTCATACATCATATCTTTTGGAGAGAATGATGTTGGCTGGTATTCCAAAGTGCTTGTCAAGTATGCAGTTGCACGATTGTTGCGAGCATTCTTCCATGCTGCAAGAAGTCCAGCGATCTCTTTAGGATCTAGGTCTGCGCCATTGTTGCGAAGCACTCCAGATGGCATTGGTGTGCTTGCTGATAAGACTGCTGCTTTACGAAGATCGATTGCAGCTCTAATTGTTTCAGATCCGCGTTCTAAGATGCCTTCATCAAATGATTGGAAAGTAACAATCGAACCAAGACCTGACATCGGTACGGCAACCGCATCGATAAAATACTGAGTGACAGTCATGCCGTAAAGGTCTGTGGTAAATGTAACTTTTACATTAGGTATCCATTGGAAGCGAGATGGTCTGCCATCTTCTGCATAAACTTCTGTAACTTGCCAGTAAGCCACGCCGTACATCATCAATGAATCAACAGTCCACGCCATTGTTACAGAGCGCGGCTGGTTAAGTGCTGGCTGATCAACCCAAATTGGATTGCCTAATTCTTCACCTGTGGACTTGCGATAAAGGTTAAGAGGTAGTCCACCGATAACGCCTGAAAGTAAATTACGGCATCGAGCTACAGATGGAACAGACATCGCTTCGTTGCGAGAGACTCGCGGAAGGATGTAGTTGTAAAGTGAGTTTAAATTCTCACCCATAATAGAAGGGGCATATTGCGCTAAAAGCGATGAACGCTTATCTTCAGAGATTGCTTCAGTTTTGCGAAATAGACCCATAGACAAATACTATACCATTTGTCAAGTTAATACACAATGTGCTATGGGTGTGTCTAACCATAGATCTGAGGCTTAGGCTGTGGAATCATCAACTTGCTTACTGCCATTGCGATGCCAATAGGTGCGCTTATGTCTCCAGCGGATTTCCGCTTGATGATACGCCACGCGCTGTCATTGACCTTAGCTGCACAGTTGTTCATCTGCTGTATGAACTCAGCCTGTCCATTGTGAACTACTCGATGATTGACCAAGCCTTCTAGTAAGTCTCCACATGCTTTGTAGAACTGTTGTCCAGAGACATCTTCTACGATCACGCCAGAATTGGAGAGCCTGTCCGCAATAGTTTGTGTGGCGTACTTGTCAAAGCAGACTAGGCGCGGCTTATAGATGTCACACCATGCCTTTATACTTGCCGCCATCTTTAACTCATCGATGGCAACCTGAGAGCTGTAAGTTTCCAAAATGCCGATGCCGATCCGTCCATCTGGAAGCAAAGATCCAGCAACGAGTGATCCATTTCTTCTACTCGGACTTACATCAAAGCCAAAGACAGTGTAAGCACCAATCGCCATCTCTAATGTGCTGTCAGATGTTTCTTCTAAGATGCCATGCGGCCATGGACTACTTAGTGAGTCGATCCACTGGCAAAGAGTCTCAGTGCGAGTGTTCTCAATCGGCGAAGTAGCAATCGCTTCCTCAATCGCTTCCTCTGTGATGGTGTATCCCAAAGAGGGGTTAGCCAAAGCCCATGCATCGCGGTCTGTTATCTTGCAGTACTGGGGTGCTGAGTATTCGTAGAATCCGAATGACTTAGGTGGGTAGTCGATCGCTCGTTCTCGCAGGTCGTTAAGAACAGTTGAGAACGCATCTCCAGCATTCGAGGTAAGAAGTGTCTGACTATTTGGGTGAGCTCTAGTAGTTGGAGTTGCTGCTCTAAATCCATCTTCTGTGATCTCTCGGACTTCATCGATGTAAAGTAGTCCGTTGACACTTCGTCCACGAGATCCATCTCTAGTAGCTGCAACGACATCAAGGCGCGCTCCAGAGAGCATCTCAATAGACTCCGTTCCATTAGCGTGTCTGATCTGTTTAACGAATCCTTTAAGGTGGTCATTGGTCTCCAATAGACTGGTCACTTGTCTGAATGTATCTAAAGCCATGCTTCTGTTCGAGCTCATAATAAGCACATTGGTGTTCCACTTTATGAGGTGTGCAAGTATCAGCATTCTCGCTAGGTGGGTCTTGCCGTTCTGTCTGGCTACCAATATCAAGTTTGTCTTACGAATCCACATGCCTTTTTTATCCACAGTAAGCATGTCCTTTAGCACGAACTCTTGCCACGGCATTAAGTCCATCTTCACAATCGCGCAGAGATCTTTTACATCTTGCAGCTTGTTTTCGCCTTTGAGAAGTGGACTGTGAAGCCTCGGCTTGGTTGCCCCTCGTAAGGCTTTGGACTTCTTGGGTTTAGTTGTCATTGATTTGGATTAGGTCGGGTCTTAAACGGACTGTCCAGCATCGTCTCGGACTGCATCGGGGAGGTATAGGTTGAAAAGACAGGGGGGGTGAACTGTCGTGCTAAAAAAACCCCTTGTGAGCGTGATCCTTTAGCACTATTACACTTGCCACAGGCACTCATTAAGTTCTCAGGATTCATGGCTTGATCTGGATGCTTGTTAATAGGCAGTATGTGATCCACTGTCGTTGCATCCTGTCCACAATACCCACAAGTATACCCATCTCTAGCTAGTATGCGTAGCCTTAGTGCTCGCCATTGTCTACTATCTCTTGGGTCTTTCCTTCTTCGCTTACTCATCTCTCAGCATTACCCAAGTGTGATCATTGTTGAGCTGTGTCTTTAGTCTATGGCAATTAGCACATAATGTCTGTAGGTTATCCATGCTGTTATTAGTGTGATCACCATCTATGTGGTCTACATCTAACTGAACAGGATGTAATGCTACAAAGCCACAGAATGCACATGAGTCCTTCTTATGTAGGCGATAGCCACCTTCTCTACACTTCCAGCATAATCTGTCGAATAGCTGTAAGCCGCTCTTAGTTACTCCCTTAGACCTTTGAGGTCTACCACATGAGCATAAGTCTCTTATTGTTCTAGGCATCTAATGCCATCCTTTAGCCTTCCAATGATTTAATGCAATACAAGGCTCACCATAACGATGACCAATATAGTTAAGACCCCACTGTACCTGCTTATATCCATTAACCCTAGCAAGGTACTGGCTGCGCCCTTGTGGTATTCCATGGTGTGATCCATTACGAGCTTCTGGTCTCCAGTTAGATTCCTTTGTATAGAGTATCTCTAAGCACTTAAACTCTTTATAGTTATAACCTAATTGATGTAAAGCAAATTCTTTATATGTTACATATTGCTTTGGTTTAGAGCCACCTGCATTAGGCATAATGCATAGAGCTATCCCAATAGCTACTAGCACCCCGCGAGCTACGCCCCTAAGGGGCTCGCGGTGAGCCTTTGAGAGGCTCTGCTGTGTTAGCGTACCAGATGATGGAAGCACATTATTAAAAGTCCTGCTCAGAGCGGCGTGTCGTTTCATAATAAGTCCAATCTATTACCATGTGGATAACTTCTGTGGATAACTATTTGTCGGTCGAGTAGAAGCCCTTGCCCTTAAAGTGTGTAGGTGCAGCTGCTATAACTTTAACCATAGGCTCATTGCAGTATGTGCATGGGATCATTGGTCTGTCGTACCATCCATGGGTAATCTCTTGACTGAGATCGCATTGTCTGCATGTGTAGTCGTAGGCTGGCAAGTTAAGCACCTCTGTATCATGTAAGACCCACAGCCTGTACAGCGGTCAATGTCTGCCTCTGTGGGTTCGCTAGTAAGATGACCATATTTAAGTTGAAGTAATGGTAAGAGATCCTCTAGACGGATGATGGCGGCATACTCACGCGCATCTTCACCTTGTCCGTTGAGTCTAATAACTCCGAAGCCTAATTCCCCCGAAATGACTGTCCGAGCTTTCAATTGCTTGATGTATGCAAGAGGTTGAAATCCAGCACGAGCCTTGACTTCAACATCGAACGGCACATTAACAATATCCTTACCATTACCCCTTCCCACACATGCGCCTTGCCATACAGTCGATAGGTACTGTGCGACAACACGCTCTGTGCGGAAACCTCTGTGCTTCCTTGCTTGACTAGCCACGATATAACCCTAGAACATAGCCTGTTAGTAATGCTAATGACAGTGATATCAGGAACACTACAGTCAAGACATCTTCCTTATCCATTGACTGCATGACACTTTCTGCATTGCCATGTACCAGCGATCAGATTGCCATCTGTGATGATGGCTGGAATGATGATGTCACTAGCTAGTGTTGGCTCATTGCATAACTGGCATAAGATTGTGTCATACATAGGCACATCTTCAAGGTCAGTCCACTCGCCATCTTTCTCAATGTTATAGATCTCTACATAGCCCATTACACTCTCGCCTTCTGTGGTTGGAATTTGCCATCCGATCCAAGGTTGTACCATTTGGTAGGGCATCGATGTGCAGATGAAATAGCACTAGGGCAGAAGTAGCCACCCCAAGCCTTACCATTCTTCTCGCCCTCACGCCACTGCATGTGTCCATGTTCGCATGATGGAGCTTCTACTGCCTCACCTGTGCCCATGATTGCTGAGATGTTTTCAATAGCCTGAATCAGGCTGACAGGTGCATCTACTACGCCTTTATATTCTCCGACAGGTGTAGTCCAATAATCCTGATCATCTGCCTTGACTTCTTGAACAGGTGGCTTAACTGGCTTAGCAGCTACAACCTTGCTCATTTCCTCTCGGCTTGGTCTCTTTCCTTTAGGCGCATAACCTGCATTTGCAAGTGCTCTGCCGATCGCCGAAGTCTCACAATTCTCCAGTGCTGAAGTCTGATTAACCCCTCGGCTAGTAACTGTTTCTTCAGCGTACCCTGTTGCCCACGCAACGCCATCACTAGCATCTTTAAATAGATACGCCTTAACAATGTATCGAGTAGCCTCGACCACTTCCAACTCAGTTGATATGCGGAACGCTGGATAGTCCTTAATAAACTTTTCAAGTCTCACCTCTACTGGTTCGTAATCGGCTAAATTAAACATAGAGCTCATTTTCCTCTGTGGCTAGTTGCCCTGCGAGTGCGCCATAGCTGCAGAGATCGACCCAGTTGTCGATGTGTTGGGCTGACTGATTAGTCCTTGCAAGTTTAACCAAGACCATGATCCCTGCCACCTGATAGTCGTGTATTGGTGTTTGTAGGTATGCTGAGAGCAGCATTGCTGTGTGTTGCAAGTTATCCGAAGGGTGACCATATGAGAGCCCACGATCACGGATCGTGTCTGTGGCTGTGAGTAGGATTTCATTAGCTCGCATGATCTACCAAAGAGCGAGCCATGTTGCGACCTTTGTGCCAACCCTCACGCCGTCCATCTTTGTAGCCTTGCCAATACCAGATGAAGTTAGTAGCCATAAATAAGCCAATAATTCCAATGATTGTTATTGAGTTCATTTCCTTACCTATCTGTATCCAGTGCCCTTGACTGGCTTACAGACTTAGTGTGACATAAGTGTCAGACGAATCCAGTACATTTAGATAACGAAATGATAACGATTATCTAGGTCTGCCGTAAGACTTTCCAGACACAATGAATGTGCCGTCCTTCTCAATGTTAATCAGATCAACCTGCACCTTAGCCTTGTTCACATAAATGATGGCAAAGGCTTGCTGCCAGTTCGCTACGCCCTTGGTATAAGCCGCTTGCTTAAAGTCCATTAAGTTGCCTACTTCTACGCCATGTAGGACACGCCCTATACGACCCCCAGAAGCCTCTGAGAAGGCTGAACGACCTGCTCTGTGTGTATGACCTGAGATGACATTCTTTCCATGCCTACGAGCCGCTTCTAGGGCTGATAAGCCCCCCTGTGGCTTGATGGGTGTGTGGTCTCCATGGACTGCAATCCAGTTAGGTGCAATAGGCATAGGGTTCTTATGGAAGGTGATGCCTAGCTCATCGAACTTCATGAACTTCTCAAAGCGCAACTCAGGCAATGCCCCGAATGCTGGCACTTTAGCCATGATGATGTTGTACAGACGATCTGTGTGATTGCTGCGGATGCAATCTGTTACGCCTAACTCCCAGAGTAAGTCCACAGCCTCGTTGCGGTCATCATCTAGGGTTTGTGCGTAAGAGCCCATGCGACCTTCTTCCCACTTAGATATCTGGGGTAGGTCAATCTCATCGCCAATGGTTACTACTTGGTCAGGTTTAAACTTCTTGATAAAACTAGCAAGGTTGCGTGTGGCAACTCTGTCATGGTATGGAACTTGGAGATCCGATACGACCACGATGCGCTTAATCGTCATCCTCATCTTCGTAATCGCCGAACTTCTCAGGATCGACAGGATCAGGCAAAATCCAATGAGGGTAAGCCTGTGGTTCTGTAATCATGAACATGGCGATATCTTCTGCAAAACCTGCTCTTTTAAGTGAGCAGAAATACTCATAAAGCCCAATGCAATAAGCATCTAGCTTTGAGTAACCTTGTTCCTCTAACGCCTTAGTTGCTTTTCTTGCCATAGCACAATGCTACCTGTCAAGCAAGATGTTATAGATCTCATCCACTCGCGTGTTGAGTCTTTTGATCTCTGACAATAGGTGTGTGATTACATAGCCAGACAAACCACCAAGTGCTGCAATG